TTGACGAACATACTGCTGTAAAGACATCCAATTTCTCCATTTATTATAATTTATACTATTTAGGAGAGTTTATCTTTCACTTCATCAAATGTATTGTCGAAAAAACTGATTTTATACAGGTATCTTTGTTTGGTAGCAAATACAGCATGTTCAATTTGAGTGTTTAATAAACCCACTTTATATGTAACATTTCCATCTAAAAATGATATAGGGTCTGGATCATCTGACAATACAAAATTAATAGAACACTCAGTTCCACGATCTTTATGAAATGGTAGTTCAAAATCTGCTCTTTGATTGTAAAATCGTGGTTTACAACGAAAACCTGTAACTTTTCTAAAATGATCTGCAATTTCTATGGCATATGGTGTATCACACTCCTTCACATGCACTTTAGTATTCATATAATACTCTAAAATTTTATCTTTCTGATCTACGTGTTTAATCATCCAATCATGGATTTTCTTCTTAGTAAGTGGATCAACAAAAGGTTCATATCCCTCTTCTTTTTTTGCTTCTGACAATAGTAGTTCTTTGTCAAACTCGTAGTTGAATTGATATAATCCTTCATGTTCCGTTAATTCCATTCCTGTTGTCCTATCTCCGTATTATCAAATACAGGTGTTGAAAAGTCATCAGATTGGTTTGCATCTACAAGATCACTTTGTTCTGACGCCTTTACATCAAACAATCTCATCTTTGCACGATCTATTCCTACAACGAACCTTTTGTTGATCGTTGGATCGTTGTACCTGTTCTTGAGTTGTTTGACTGCAATCTGGTTAAGATCGTCAAGCTCCTCATTACTAATAAGTGCAAACATGAGGTCAGCCGTAGCGGGAAGACCGAAACTTTCACTTGTGTCTTCCAAACCAATGTCCGAAGATACGAACCCCGATCTAGTGGTTTGTGTCGCTGACATAATCGGTAGATTTGTTTCAACCGCAAGTCCCCTAAGTTCCTCTGCAATTGACTTAATGTACATATAAGAGTTGACATTGGTTGCTCCTTTAAATCTACTTGATGCACAGATATTCAGATAGTCAATGAATATAATATCTGGTCTGAATGATTTCTTTACTGCAAGTTCTTTCAACAATCCTCTAAAGTGTGCAGTATGAGCAGATGCAGTAGGATACTCTTTAACTAGAAGAGTTCCAGAAGTAGACTTCTTAATTTTCTCAATCTTAGTATCAAACATCTGTTTTGGTAAACTATGTAGGTCTTCCATAGAGATGTTCATCAAGTTCGCATCAATACGTTCTGCAATCCTCTCCTCTGCCATCTCCAGAGTAATGTACAAAACATTTCTACCTTGAGACAAACAGTTTGCAGCCATGTGACACATGAACAATGACTTACCAACACCTGTACCAGCAAGTGCAATATTTAGGGTCTTGGGTGGTAGTCCACCCTTTGTAATCTTATTGAAGAACTCCAAGTCAAATGGAATCTTCTCTTCTACCTTATGGTAAAACTCAAATCTGGGGTCTGCATCCAACAAATAATCATGACCCACACGATTATCAAAACCCACAGCCAAGGCATCTGTGAGAATGCTCGGGATTGCATCTGCGCCTCTGTTTTTATCCTTTCCATCAATAATGGAAATACCTTCAACAATTGCATTATACACCGCCTTATCTTTACAAAACTTTTCAGTGGTTTCTACCAACCAATCAAAATCTACGTCTGTAGATTTTAAAGTCTTAATTACTTCGACTACCTTCTTGTAGTCTTGCTCATTCAAATCCTTTCTACTCTGGACTTCTATTTCCAGAGATGTTGTTGTCGGTATCTTCTGATACTTATCAACAAACTTTTCAATCTCTTCAAAGATTGTTCTTTCTGTACGATCAGAGAAATAATCCCCCTTCATGTGAGGGAGAACCTTTCTTGCGTACTCTTCGTTAGAAACTAACTGACTTAGTGCTGTTCTTTCAATCGTCTGGGTTGTATTCAAGATTATCTTCCTTTAATTGATCATCCATTATATCTACAAGTATGTCACCTATGAGGATGAAAAACTCCTCATCAAAATGTTCTCTTAACAAACTATTAGGATCAACTATATCATACTCAAACTGAAAAGGCAAGGTTCCATCCTCATTTTCTTTTTCTGGAAGAGTCACCTTACCATATTTGTAAACCACACCATCAAACTTACCACCTTTGATTCCAATGCAAGTCCAAGGGTTTTTGGAATCAGTTACAAAAGTATATCTGTCCTTGATATTAACCATACTTAAACTCTACGTCAGCACACCCTTCCAACTTCTCCATGATTTCTTCTGTAAAGAACTTCTCTGGATCGTTGTTGATGGTTTTACCAAAAGTCTTAGTTCCATCAGGCAACTCAATACGAGTACTCACTTGTTTGAATACACCATGTTTCAATGCAAGATCAAGTAGACCATAATGCCTGTCAAGTCCACCACTGTATGACAATCTAACATCAACCATCTTGTTCTCTACAGTCAAACGAGACTTATGGTTCTTACAGTGAATGATATTACCAACAACCTCTGTACCATCCTTCTCCTTCTTCTTGGATAGATAGATGATGGATGAAGCGGCATACTTCAATCCAGAACCACCACCCATTTCTTTTGTCGGGAACATCGAACCCACAACATCATAGGTATGATTAGTAACCACCATAGGAACTTTTGCCCTACCCAACTTGAGAGTAAGAACACGAAACGCAGCCTTCAATACCTGTGCCCGTGTCATATCTCTGGTTTCTTTACCCTCAGCAGTATCTTCTACCTCTTTAGTGGTAGACAACATACCAAGAGAGTCAAGACATAAGAACAATGGTTTACGATCTGCCTCATCCTGTGCAAGATAACTGTCCAGAACTTTAATTGCCTGTGTACGAAATTCCTGTACAGTAGTAACAGGGATCATGACCATTCGATTAGGATCAATACCCCTCTCTTCAATCATGGTAGATGTAATCGCACTCTCACTCTCAAAGTATATCACACCAGCATCTGGATTTGCATCTAGGAAGTTCTTAACAATACCCATCAAGAAAAATGTCTTACCTGTTGCACTTTCACCAGCAAGTGCAGTAATCTTATTAGAAGGAAGTCCACCATTTAGTGAACCAGACAACAATGCATTAAACACATAACTACCTGTGTCGATAAAAGTATCGACATCTCCCGCTTCAATTCCATCTGCAACTAGTGTTGCATATTCATTACCAACGTCTTTGATAACGCTCTTCAAAAAATCACTCATAATTTCTCCTTAGAAAAAGGAGAGAGGGTTACTCTCTCCTTCTTTACTTATCCTACATAATTTTCCTGTAGTTGTCTGTTGTCACGAACAGGTTGCAATACCAAATCTTTGTTTGATCCACCCTTTGATCTTGCAGTCTTGTGACCCCTATCAAAGTTTGCACTCTTGACAGCAGATACAGGAACAGCAGTACCTCGACTATCTACAGGGTTGTTAATGTACACCTCTTCTATTGAAGGCATGTTTGTTCTATCCAATCTAACCACTGTATTTTCTTTCCACAAATCATCAATGATTGTCTGTGGAGTCTTACCGTGTGCATCGGTCAATACATTGAATAGAATAACCAATCGGTTTGTCAAGAACTCTGGTTTTGACTCTGAATTGTAGTAAATGTAAGAACCAGGCTTCTTCGACTTGGTAGTTGCACCACCCTTCATCTTAAAGTGGTTGTATGATTCAACTTCTCCATAAGTCTCTGGAGTTTTGATCAAAGTAGTGTTTAGAATCTTGAAGATAGCAGCAAAGTTAACACCCTTCTTTACAGTCCAGTTAGGAACCGCAATCTTCCCAAACTCATTTGGATTGTCAATTGCATATCGAAGCATCACATAGTTACGCAATTCAGTGTTTGTAACCTGTTTCTTATCATAAGCACCATCAAACTCTTTGAGATACTTTTTCAAAGCACCAACTTGTTTTCCAGATACCTTGTTGATACCACTAAAGAATGAATAGAAATCTTCAATCTTACTAGGTTGTACTTTGACTGCCATCCAGATAAGCAACTGTGCTGCAACAAGATCATAACCATTTACATCATAAGCAAACTTCGCACCACTGATACGTTCAAATGCTTGGATGCAAGAGATATCACCTTCATCCTTTGATGCAATTTCACTAACCTGTCTACGAAACTTCGTATACCAGTTTTCCGTGATGATCTTCTGCCAAGCATCCCATGCGATACCTTCATTCTTCCAAATCAAAGCATCTGAGAACTGTTGAATCTCACCTTGCGTTGCAGTAACAAAGGGAATGTCGATGTTATCAATGTACTCCTTGATACCATCAGGCAAATCCTCATACTTCTTTCCTGCTACGTTGATACGTGTACCATCATCACCTGTGAACACCAACGCTTCTTCAGAACCAAAAGGAAATTCGTTGTTAAAGAATGGAACGATAGACTCATTAAGTCTGTTTTGTCCATCAATGATAAAGTACTTCGCACCCTTTTTCATACGTGTAACGATATACTTCTCTACCTCTCTCCAAGCAATCTTTGCTTCATCACTTGCATCAATCATGTTGTTCTTGACAGATGCTAGTAGAAGGTCAGCAGGAACCACAACAAATGAATCCAAAAGACCAGAACCCTTGACAAGAGAACGCAAGTATGCTTTCGCACGGCGTCTATCGTGTCTGTTCCACTCTTCTTTTTGTGCTAGTCTCTGGAGAAAACCACCAGCAGAATTGATCTCTGCTTCTTCTCCACCGACTCCTGTGGAACCCATCTCATATAGATTCTCAAGAGTCATTGTTGCAATATTGAACTGTGTGCCGTTCTCGACAGTAAATGTAGTACTCATAACTACTCCTATTTAAAGTTACGTCTTCTCACCATTGAGTAAGACTTTTAACAGTTAGTTCTTTGTTTAGAGTCAGTTACCAACCAATCTGACTATGTTTATTAATGTACCACTGTTAAGGGGAAATGTCAATTCCCTTTATGCGTTTTTCTGAAAGTTTTTTTGTTTCTTCTGAAATTTCTGAACCAAGATAGTTTCTCTTGTTCAATAGTGCTGCTACAGCAGTTGTACCACTTCCCATGAATGGATCATATACCACATCATTCTCTTGTGTGTGTTCTTTTATAAGAAGTTCACATACTTCTTGAGACATACCAAAACTATACCCATCAAACTTGTAACTAGCATCATCAGTAAATACATCAACCTTAAAATCAGATGTTAAGTTTACTTTATGAGGTTTCTTATAAAATGTAAGAAGATTCATATAGGTAAATCTAAACATATCCAATTTAAATTTCTTTACCCAAATCTTATGAGACTTCAACTTCCAACCGCATTTTTGCATAACATCAATACAACTAGTATGTTTGCTGTATATTACACTGTTTGCTTTACGGTCAGAGATACAAATAGAAACTAGATTACCTTTTGGTTTTAACAATGGCATCCATGTCATTAGAAATGAATCATATGTGTCTTTCTTTGGGTTCAAACCGACTTCATTATAGTCTGGTGGCGAACACAGAACATAATCATACTCTAAATCTCTTGCAAGAGTTTCTTGACAAGTTTCTAAGTGTATCATATAAATGCCTCCAATGTTCCTCTTTTGGATTTTGCAAAAATATCTTTATTCTTGTTCTTTCCAAAGTACCATATATTTTCTATATATACTTTGTTCATAAATTCATCCATTGCAGATTTATCAAAGTTACCTTCTTCATCTGAAAACACAGACTTGCCCTGTGGACGTTGCATTATTCTCATTCCAACTTGACCGATAAAATCATCCTTCATAGAATCAACAAGTTCATCACCACTCCTGTAGCGTTTTCCTTTAATCTTAGGATCAAGAATATTCACCATCAACACACCATTATCACTTAGAGATTTAAAACTGTTATGTGCTACAGGCAGATAGAATTCATCTCTCCACTTATCATATTCATCAAACTTTGCCCAAGACTGTAGTTCTTCTTTCTCACCACCCTCATTGTATCGTTCTGTAGAAAAGTATGGCGGACTTGTAAATGCACAATCTACATCTTTAATTTCGTCCCAAGGAAGGTCTTCTGCACCACAGTTATACATCTGCACAGTTTTCTTACCACCAGTGAGTTTATCATAGAACTTTATCATATCCTTATATCTTGCAAAGGTATTCGGATTAGGATCACAACCAATATAACGTGTGGCGTTAGAGGCATAGAAGGCAGTTAGTCGATCACCCCAACCCATAGAAGTATCAAGTACTGTTTTTGCCTCTGTCATTTCATAGATTGTCTTTGCAACAATAGGTTTAAATTGTGTTGCAATGTAAGTTCCCAATCTAAATGCCATGATATACGTTCTTGGTGCTAACTCTTGATTATCATTTACACCACGAAAGATAGGCCCAAATGCACCCCAAAGATTATCACCATCATTCCATCTTTGTGTAGGGGATTTGTAACCATAAGAACCACATGCCATTCTCAAATCATTCATAAAAGAATCACTTGTGTAATTAAAGGTAGGTGGTGTTTCAATAACACCTAGACCATACTTACTGTATGGATATTTGTAATCATCATATTTTTCTAACACTTCTTTATCAGAAGACATGATATAGTCTGTCCAATCTGCCTTCTTCAATTTGTGAAATGTCTTTACCACCTTTTCCATATCAAAACTGTGTAGAGGAAATGGTGGTTTATGTTCTGTAATATATTCTGCAAGAACTTTCCTAAATTCTTCTTTACCATACTTCTCTATAGTTTCTAGAAACGTACTCGTATTCATTACAGGCAACCCTGTATTATCACAACATGTTTTTAATAAATCTTTTAAACTATCCAAAGAAATCCTCCAAAGTTCCTTGTTGACCATAACTAGAATCTAACAACCAACCCATCTTATCTGTGATAATCTTGAGAGGTTCCATGAAACTCTTATCGAATTGTTCATCATAGTCTATTAAGTCCATAATGTCAAGTTCCCTTGGCAACTCCGTAATAAAGGAAAATGCAGAAGACTGATATATGTTTGGTTGTCGTAAATGCAGAAACTTAATCTTGTCACCTTCTTGTATGTTGGGATACTTGTTACCTAACTTATTTTCCTTGACCAAATAATTATAGAGAATACCACCACGAACATGTATAGGAGCACCTTTTCTGAACAAGTTATGATCTGTTGTCCATTTTGATAGGCCATTACAACTTCTGGGATATGCGATTTGTTCTGGATCAAGTTTCATAAAGTCTTCTCTAAAGTCCTGTATAAAGGTATTTAGCATTTTCTCATCACCATTCATAATGATATTAAGTGCCTCTTTAATACTATCTCGACAGGCAGATGGTGTTGAAGACTTGACCGCTTCGATGCCCATCATCTTTAGTTTAGGTTCTTTATACCTTACTCCTTCAGAGTCGTGGACGTTGAGGATGTATCTTTTCTTTGCAGTCCAGATTCCTTTGTCTGCGATGACTTCTCTTGCCATGAACATCTTTTGCTGATATGCTCCCATAAGGTCAGCAAGAGATTTATAAGACTTATTAATAAATGGTTCCAACTTATCAGTTGCCACTTTGTCCAAGAATTCGACCACCTTGCTAGTTTCTGGTGATTCACCAAACACTTTGCTAACAAGAGAGTCAAAGGTAATGTAAACCGAATCCGTGTCAGAGGCAATAACATAGTCTTCTTTATCAGTTTCCATAATCTTGTTAATATAGGCGTTAAGAGATTTTTCAATCCATCGTATAGATAACTGACCACTTGTTGTAATCGCTTCAGCATTTCGCAGATCAAAATAGCGGAACCAATTATTCCCAATAGCACCATATGCACTATTAAGGGATATTTTCTTTGCCATTTGGATGTTGTTGTATCGGGAAATAGTTTTGAGTAAAGTTTTGTCCCTAGTGTTTTCATACTCTTGTTGAGCGTCCAACATAAGTCTTTTATATTTTGTACGATCTTCATAGATAGTCTCCATCAATTCTGGAAGAAAACCTCTCTTGTCTTTACGAAAGAACGCACCATTGGGAGTCATACAACAATTAGAAGTGTTCTTAACTTTACCCGCCAGGATTTTATCTACTGAAACTTTATCCTCACTCTGCGAAAGTAATGTCTCTGGCGAGATGTTATACTGCATGATCAAGTGTGGATATAGACTATTTAGATCAAAAGACATAACCCACTTGTGCATACCCACGATTGGGTCTTTGACATATGCACCCTCAAACTTCTCGACCTTTTTCTGATTAGGATTCTTCATAGGAATAACGATGTTCTTGTCTTTAAGATAGTTGTATATGAGGATATCCCAATAACGAACTGTACCTAGAACATCAGTATAATTAACCTTGGCATCATACGCCATGGTTAAACACAATTCAATGAGTTTTAGTTTGTCTTCAAGTTTGTCAACGAGCTCAACGTCTGTGATGTTATATTCAATAAAAGACTGATAAT